CGTCAAGTCGGCAGACGGTAGCGGAGTGCTGGCGGCAGTAACTCAGCAACCGTTAACCGGCGGTACGGATCCAACTGTCAACGGTAAAAGCTACAGTGCAGGTCTCGTGGCGATTGAAGCTATTGACTGGAATGTGCTGGCAATAGATTCCGAGGACCCAGTCACCCATGCTGTTGTTCAGACCTACATTGACCGGGTGCGGAATGAAGGCAAGCGTGTGTTGGGCGTTGTCGGCGAACCGACCAGCGTTCCTCTTGCAACGAGGCTGGCCAACGCTAGGGCTTTCAATGACCCGGCGATCATCTACGTTGCCAACGGTTTTAAGGGCAGCGATGGCGTAACCCGTGAGGGCTATAAAGCAGCTGCCAGGGTTGCCGGAATGGCAGCGGCNGCTCAAATTACCGAATCCCTGACCCACTACGTGGTACGAGGAGCAACTGAATTGATTGGCGCGCTGACCAATGCTGAAATTGAGCAAGCAATCAATAGCGGCGCTTTGGTGTTTACGATGTCGGCACAAAAGCAAGTGCATATCGAATACGGCATCAACACCTTTATTACCGTGACTGCCGATATGGACGCAGGCTGGAAGAAAATCCGCCGCGTGAGGACCAGGGATAACCTGATGGACCGTATAGCTGCAACCTGGGACCCGCTCATCGGGAAGATTAACAACAGCCCGGATGGACGGGCGACACTGATCGCTGCTGCACAAGGCATCATCAACCGGATGATTGCCGAAGGCGCCTTGTTGCAAGGTTCCATCTTTGAGGACCCGAACAACCCGCCGGTTGGAGACTCAGCCTGGTTTGTGGTTCAGGTTGATGACCTTGACAGTGCTGAGAAAGTCTACATTACCTTCCAGTTCCGGTTTGCTCCGCCGGCTGAAAACCAGTAATGGAGGTGTTTTAGATGGCTGATGGACGCTATATTTTCCGGTCATGTGTGCCTGATGGTGCTATTGACATTGCAAACGTAACTTCGGGAGATATTATTAACCGGTCTTGGTCCTTCCGGGTAAATGAACCACCTGAACTGCAGGAGCTGTTAGATAGCGGTACCTTTGATCCAAGAGGTATTTTGCGAGGTTATAATGGCGAACTGTACGATGGCGATGGAAACTTTTTGGCTGAAGTAAATCAGTGGCAGGCTCAGGTAAACTATACAAATACCGATTATCAGCCTGCCGGTAGCAAACTTACTTGGGCAGTTCCGCAGAGTTACACGGTAACCTTAACGTTCACCGAAACAGTGATCCGGGACGCTCGGTTGCTGGAGAAAGTTATTGCCGGCCTGGAGAACAATGCGCCTGATGCAGTGTTGAACTTCATGGGCGTGCTTCGGGCACCGGCTCAATAATGGAGGGATAACATGAGCGAAGATAAGAAAGAATATTTATCTCAAAACGAAGAGGCCGTCCTCCGGGACGTGGGGGGCGTCCTGGAGGCGATGGAAACAATCATTGAGTATAAAGTCTTTGAAGTGATCCGGGACGGTAAAAAACTGTTTTCCTTCCAGGTTCGTGGTCTTGATGACAGTGAATTTGAGAAGTGCCGGGACCAAGCTACAAAAGTGGCCAAAGACCGTAGGTTGGGCAATCTGGCCGTGCCGCGGGAGTTCAATTCGGCAAAGTTTAACAGCTTGGTAATCTACACAGCTACCCATCCTGATGACAAAAAGGTGATCTGGGACAATAAAGACCTCTGGCAAAAAGCAAACGTGGTAACGGGCTGGCAGTTGGTTGACAAGGTCCTTAAACGAGGAGAAAAAGAAAAGTGCATTGAGCTTATTGAAAGCCTTAGTGGATACGCTGATGAGGATGCCGAGAGCACAGAGGAAACCTTAAAAAACTTATAAAGGCCGGAGGGAAGGCTACGCTGCTGCATCATATTTTTCAGCGGCAAGGCCTTCCTCCTGATGAGTTTTATGCCAANCCCNACAANGTTAGGGCTTTTATGCTGGCTTCCATGATGGTGCAACTGGAGGCCGAAGAGGAACAAGTAAGAGAAATAGAGAGGAGGGNAGGCCATGGCAGGCGGTGAAATCTATCGNGTTGAAATACCTATCATAGTTGATGACCAGACAGATAAGCCGCTACAGCAAGCAGAACAGAAAATAAGTAAGCTGGAGCAGCATGCCAGGAAAGAAAACGAACGAATGCGCCAGCATTTCATGAAAATAGCCAGGCTCCAGATTGAGCCTGTAATGAAGGTCCGGGACCATCTCACTTCCAGCGTGTCAAAAGCTGACAGGTTGATCCGCAAGCTGGACGCGGCCCAGGCTTCTCCTCTCATTGATGCAAAGGATAGGGTTTCCGCTGTTGTTACCAGAATAAATACTATGCTTGATGCTTTAGATAAAGGCAAGGTAGATGTTGTAGCCGAAATGCAGGGGCCTCTGTTAGATGAAATCATAAAGGCGAAGAAATCCTTGTCGGAACTTAACAATGTAAAAGCAGGCCCGATTGCAGAACTCCGAGGGCAGTTGTTTGGACAATTGATGAAAGCGATGTCACAGATTAAGGGGCTTGATTTGACGAGAGCCGAACCGCAGGCTACACTACGAGAGCGTGTAATAGAAAAGGTGAAAGAAATTGGCAGCAGTTTACGAAATATAACCAGCCGAGCCTGGAGTGTAACATTACAGTTAAAAGATAAGGTTACGGGGACAATAAAGAATATCATAGACAAACTTACCAGCCCTCTTGCTCTCCTTGGGGCTGGAACTGGACTAGGTGCAGGGATAATTTTCCCACTAAAATTGGCCGGGGAGTTTGAACAAGCCCAGATGTCCCTTGATTTCTATATGGGCAGTGTAGAAGAAGGGAAAAAGGCTTTTGAAGACTTGGTCCGCTTTGCTAAGGAAACGCCTTTTGAATTCCCATTCCTTCAGGGAGCTACTATTCAGTTGATGGGCGCTGGCTATAATTTTGAGCAGGCTAAACGAGCCTTGCTTGCATTTGGCGATGCCGCCGGACGTACAGGAGCTGGCATGCAAGGTATTGAGATGGCCTTACTTGGGTTCACGCAGATTGCTTCTGCCGGAACGCTTAACCTGCAAGACTTGAAACAGGTAGCACTTAACCTGAAATTACCTTTAAATATGTTTGCCAAGGAACTTGGTGTAGCTGAATCGGAACTAGGCAATATAGGCAGTGCTGGGATATCTTCCCAAAAGGCCATGGAAGCCATTGTAAAGACCCTTGAACAACGGTTCAAGGGCGGCATGAAAGAACTGTCCAACTCTCTGTTAGGAATGACTGCGGTAATCAAGGATACCGCAAACCTGACCGTCTGGCATTTTGGAAAAGGTATGGCTGGGTCAGTTAAGCGGATCTTGATGGATATTATCGGTTTGACCGAAGATACGGGCGGTGCGTTTGAGGAGTTTCAAAGAAGGCTTGAACGAGCAGGTGAACGGGTCGGACTAAAATTTGAACAAGTGTATGGTAGAATAAGGAGATTTTGGGACAACCTTTCGGCAGATCCAGAATTTCAAAAGCTTAATTTTGGAGATAAACTTATATATATCCTAAACCTTGCCTTGGATAAGGTTGATGCCTGGTTGTCTGGGGAAGGAAGTCAACGACTTCAGGAGACTTTCTCTAAAATAGGCGGTATTATTGCCAAGACTTGGTATAAAGGAATGACCAGTCTTGGGGAAAGGACTATCCAAGAACTCAAGGAAGGCGATATCAAGGGTGCTCTTGTTCCTGCCGCTATAATGTGGATGATGGGTGGCGGTGCGCTGGCAAGAGGGGCCTGGAGCTTGGGCAAAGGTCTTTTTGGTGCCGGCAAATGGGCACTTGGTAAACTTGGGCTTGGATCAGCAAGCGCGGCTGCCGCTGGCGTTGCGGCGGAAACTGCGACGGCAACAGCTGCAACCGGTGCTGCTATAACGGGCGCAGTCGGGGTTTTAGGTAAGGCGCTATCTACCGGAGGAATCTTAGCAGGGGTAGCTGGCGTCATTTCAGGTGCTTATGACATATATCAAGGCTACAAAGAGACCGATTATGAAGAAGCCAGAAAGCGATATTGGGCTGGTGGAACTAAAATTGGCATGGTAGGAACGGGCGCGGCTATAGGAACAGCTATAGCTCCTGGCATAGGAACAGCAGTAGGTGCAGGAATAGGTGGTATTGCCGCACTTTTGGGTGGTACAGCAGTAAGTGAAACTCTTCGCAATGTATGGAATGACTTTTTAAGTTGGGGCAGTAAAGCATGGCATACAGTAGCGACTTATGCAAGTAATACGTGGAATAACATAACCACCTGGGCAAGTGGAGTATGGGAAGAAGCCAGGAAATCAGCAAGTAGCGCTTGGAACTGGATAAAAGAAAATTTCACTCTGGAATCTATTGCCGAAAAAGCTGGTTATGTAGTTGGTTATTTAGAAAGCACTATTTTTAGCGGCGAATGGTGGAGCGGACAATGGGATAAAGTTAAAAACTGGGCTAGTGAAAAATGGGCTAGCATGGTAGAAGTTTATGAAAGTGCCAAGGCTACTATTATGAGTACTATATTCAGCAGTGAATGGTGGCAGGGTCATTGGGACGCCGTAAAGGGATGGACGGAAGAAAAATGGGCTGGCATGGTGGAAATATGGGAAAACACGAAGGAGAGCCTAGGTAGTACATTGTTCAACAGCGAATGGTGGCAGAGCCATTGGGAATCTGTAGCAGGCTGGACTTCTGAAAAATGGGACAAAATGAAGACGGTTTGGGAAGTTGCGAAGGAAGCTATAAGTAACACACTTTTCAGTAAGGACTGGTGGAGCAGACAATGGGAGAGCGTTAAGGGTTGGGCCAGTAATGTACTTGGCGGCATTGCTGCCCGTTGGGAAAGCATAAAAGAATCGTTCCAAGCTGGCAGGGAAGCAGGGCGAGCGGCTGCTGCTCATGCCGTTGGCGGCATTTTAACCCGCCCCCACCTGGGCCTGG